GATTATTCAAAAAATCGAGAGGGAAACGTTAGTGTTACCGGATCTCGTGGAATTGGCCACGACAGTTCCAGACTCGCAGATCGACAAATTATCATCAGCCGCTCGGAAAAAGATGACTCCTTATGGAAACGGGTACGATATTCTGGAAGCACAAATCAACGATAAGAGGCACCGATTGATAGTCTTTGCACACACAGCAATGTCAAATATAGATTTTGTGATCATTAAAAAGATATTTGACATGTTCAAAGATGAAGGTTACAATATTGGTTTCCGATTACGATCAACCGAACCAAACACAATCAATTTAGATGATAATGCAGATATGTTGTTTGATACAACTGAAAAAGCAAATATCACTGATGAAGCAAATAGCGATGCTGGAGATGACAATGACGTGTTCGAAGACGCAGTCGCGTATCCAGACAGGTTAGGATTCTCGGGAGACATCTCAACTTATCCAGATGATGACGTTGAATTAATGTTTGATAAACATGACCTCGTGATTAACGAATTGAGAACTAAGCTACTCAATAGCATATACTCTGGCAATGACGACGAAATATCAAACTTCAATTCCATCACAGAAAACGATGTATTTGAGTTGGACAACAAAAAACTCAAACATTACAAAATAGCAAAACCATCTGTATACAAGTTCTACATGCAAATGGTTGACCGAGATCCATACAACTTTATAAGTGTGGTGACTGGAAATGGCAGTTTGAGACATAGCGATTACGATGTGCGAGGGCGCTATGAAAATGGCTGGACACATATCAAATTAGACAAGTCTAAGATCACCATGATCAGGCACTTAGAACAATCACACAATAGATACTATAAGAGTGATAAATACGTTGAATGCCAAAACTTTGACAGGGTAGTATTCGAATGTGATTATGTAGGAATAGTGCATTGTCCACCAAAGAACATAATAACAGGCCAGCTGTTAGCAGAGAAACTCAACTGGCGGTTAAAAGTAAGTGATTGGTTGGATTCATCTTATCCAGCTTCTAAACTGGAAGAGATTGATAGTGGTGACATCATCGTAGGTAGATGGAGTTCATTCAAATGCTGGTACAACATTGACATGATGTGTGGCGGAATGATTGAGATAGGGAAAAATGATTTCAAAGACTTCGAAGCAGGAATATCGAATTATGTATTAGAACAATTCATGAACACGAAAATAAACTTTATATTCACATCAGCACACAATGCTTTTGAAGACATGCTGATTGACAAACTGAACGAAATCAAGAAATATAAAATACTCAAACCCAATAAAAGAGTGAGAATAAGGACACAAATAGGCGTAGTTACAGTACTATCAACTTCACCACTCACCATATATGATAAAGGGATGATCAAGCAATACCCAACGTATCATCAGAAATTGATGCCTGTACTACATCGCAGCGATGAAACAGGTTTGCATGTTAACTTTACTGCGAACCATAACATGAATCCGTATAAACAACGAATAGTACGCACTATACATGATGCCGACACAATGATTAATGAAGCTATAAATAAGCACGATTTGGAAACTGCATTAAAATTGCACTTGTTGAGAGCAATTGATCACAATGACGCCACTGAGATAACATACAATCCACTTGGAAAGTATGGTGCAATCAATAGACATGGGAGAGTGAGTCATTTTAGGATAATAGCACCGAATAAGTATCGATACTTTACTCCAATGATTGACAAAGACATTGAAAAATTCATCCAGATATTGAGAGCTATGGAATTCAACATCTTAAACAATGATTCACACCTGAATTCGATACGCTTTACTGTAGACAAATCTCATCTAACGTATAAAAAGAACAAAAACAAATTGTTGTTAATCCGACACCTTGAATCAACCCATAATGTGCATGATGAGACGATGCCACTCAACAGCGAACACAACGCCATGCTGTCGTCACCTCTAACAGGTTCGCAAAATTTCGAATGCATAAAATTCTTAAACATCGATAAAGATTGTGTAATATTCCACGGAGCTTCAACAAGAGCTGAGCAAACCGCACAATTGTTATCACACCTAATCAACAGACCAACTTTCAGTTTAGAAATCGAAGAGGGTGAAGCCTTCACAGAGAAAGAAATCAGCATGATAAGCAAAAAAGACATTTTAATCGTACATTCATCATGGATAAATGAATGGTTCGACATCACACTGATGCCAGGTGGAATGCTCGAAGTAAACGTGAACGAAATAGGTCCCATCGAAAATGTCTTGGATGTATCAAACCTGGAGTTGATATTAGGAAGAAAAATAGTTCTATATGAATATGAAATGCAGCGTAAGGGTATACCATTTAACCAGTTATACATTGACATAGCAAATGCCAACAAACAACGTGGTTTAATACTATTACCACCAAGATTACGATACAGCTTTGAGTACGATGGGCAGTTACACACAATCATTTGTAATTCACCTTGGGCAACTTATTCAAACGGAAAGATATCACTGCATCTCAACCCAAGCGATGTATTACCTCGTAGCACCGATAGTGAGTTCGATTCCACGTTACATGAGCGACTGATTGCAGATACAATCGGAAAGTATGATGGCACGAACCTGGATGTTGACCTGGTGTCTCAAAAACTGGCAAGCATCACTAGACGACCAGAAATCAACACAAATCAGTTGCCTAATGAGGTAGTTAGAGACAATAAAAATGACGCATTCTTCGAAAGAATGTTTGATCTTAGTAATGTGAAGATCAATTTACCGCGAAATTTAATCGACGAGTTGCTCAATTTTTCAAATCAACCGACCCCCATTTGGGTATCACAAATGCCAATGGGAGAACGTTATAAATTGGGTAGAGATTTGACGAATGTGGAAAACACACACTTTGTAGCTAAAGAGTTTGCGGAGGGTGCTAAACTATCACGCACACACTATGAATTCTTAACCAAATTTAGAGAAAGCATATTAAACCTCAAACCTGAACCAAATGATGAATGGCATATTTATAGCCTATGCGAAGGCATTGCTCAGAGAAGCCCAAGCTCAAAAGATGGACGCCATGTGAACATCGGCGTGTATAGTAAAATGTTCAATGACCTCGGCTTTGAAAACATTCCACTAAGTTCAGATCCTGGACGCTTTGGTGCGTGCTTAAGACTATTATTCGCGATGTTATTGCCAAGCTTCAAAAGTGTGCAAATACATAGTGGGAGGCCCGGTTTACACGTGTTATGGACAGAAGAAAAACTTAAAGGCATAGAAGCACCAGACAAGAACGTCGTTGTTTGTCCATTCAATTCATTCGGCCCTTTCCTAGATGGATTAAAAATCAACAAACCCTTCAAAATGAAAAACATAGCAAAATATATTGCTGCAACGTTTAACTATCATGAAATATATGGTATAGATGAAGCAAATTGGGACATATTAGAAATTGACATTTGTTATTACTTACCAGATACCCTAAACTTATATTCGAATATGGCCCTGAACCCGCATCTACGCAAAATTCAGGAAAGTGTGACCATGATTCCAATGCACAAGGAAAATCAGCGTGATAACGAATTATACACGTTTCAACAGATGTTAGATTCCGCTCGGCTAGGTCAGGGAGCAACACAAGAAATCTTGAATCTAATAGATCCGATGATACTGCCCCACGACACAAGAAATGTAGGACAGATATCACTCACAATGAAATTAGATCAATTTGTTAAAAGCAATTTTGAATATTACATACCTGGCAACACAGGGATGCAATCACTAGATTGCGGAGTGTGCGAAACGATTGCAAGTGACACGGTATTTGATCCCATAACTATAGATGGATGTGTTTACGAATGCTTCAAGTATTGTTTAGGCAGACGACAATTGAGAGTGGAGCATGAAAACGAATTCAAAACAGTAATGAATATATCTAACCTTGAATCTCTTGAGAGTTGTACTAATGCATGGCAAATGTTATGCTGGAATCACACGATAACATACAGAAATGAGACTAAATACTACTACTATAATAATGATGTATGTGACGATTTGTTAATTAAAATGAATGATAATGGCACGTTGCACATGGTAGTTCAATCAAACAAATTGAAAGCAACACGATTAGTTAAGAAAATTGAGTTGACTAATAAATCTTTAACAGATAAATTGTACATTAATGCTGCCACTTACATTGACTCGACGATATTAATGGATTTAGTGTGTGGACCGCTGAAACCAATTGAGAGCGAGTTGCACGAACTTTGGATTCGAATGCATGGTAATCTGCGAGCCATATTTAAAAGAAACGCTCAGATTATTAATACAAACGCAATTGCATATAATGACAATTTTTATAAAGTGAAAAACGTTAATCAAGGTGGTTGTTACTTATTCATGAGCGAATTGGGATTAATACCAATCATCGTACAGAACATTGAAAACGATCTATACGTAACTTCAAAACATTTATTCAACCCATATGTATGTGTGTCAGCAAACAGTGGTATAGAACACCTTAAATCGATCAAAAAATTTTTCCAGAAGAAAACAAATATCGAATTGATCGGCTTCATCAATCCACAATCAAAGAGGAATCACATTAGCGCAGGACTCGGAATGGGTCATTACGATGTACCGGTCAGTCCAGATACCCTCATTGTGCACACCACTGACAACCGAGACCATCACACTAATCCAGAACACAAGAAAATCCAATCAGCTAAGAGAATACTACTACCTGGAGTCGCACCTGATCTGAGAGATAAGATTTTAATACACTTGAAATATTACGGACCAATCAGGTTAGGATTATTAAACGACGTACCGTACGCGTCAGTCATCACGATGAATCCTTATTATGATGAGTTAACGAGTTTGTTAAACGCAACACAACACGACGTTTTTGACATTACTGAAAAATGGAATAATGTAAAATGGAAAACAGCAGGCAACAATCTGATACCCGATGATAAACTGCGGAATAAATTAATAATGATAACACACAATAACAATCGAATCAACGGTAACGATTTGTTACGACTGTTAGACGAACACTACAATGACGATACATTAATGGAAATCAACATGGATATTGGCGAGTATGAATATGAGATCGTATACGAGATAACTGATAAGTGTTTAATTAAGCCGATCCATAGTGAATTGAACGAATTAATCGACATGAGAGAATTTGTGCAATTTAAGATTACTCAATTTGGTTATGGTCATAACGAAGACGCAATCTACATACATGACCTAAAACATCAAACGATCAAAGACCTGGAGAACGAAATACCAAAAGAACCACTGTCGGAGAATACGAAAAATAACGTGCGGAACTTGCTATGTCTAAATACCATGCAGTATAGAAGTGACGCTGTGCACGTTAACGACGATGGCAACATAGGTGAAGTGTATCTGAACCGAGGCGGTAGCAACTGGACAAACAGGATTGAAAATATCAATTATTATATACCAAAAATGCCTCATGTAATGGATTACTGGGATGATGAGACAGCAATGATTGACGGTAGCATACCTTTACCAAATAACAACATTGGATTATCACACAAGGCAGAATTTGCGGGAGTACAACGTGTAATCAAGTCGACAATGGTGACTTACCCGACACACAGTCAACCAGCTTACACGAAAAGATTGTACGCGGGCTTGCAAGCCGCGAGTGAGTTGTTTGGTACTAAGTTGACCCTGCGCGCAGTAGATCATAACCCATTTGATGATGCGAAAGCATTCGCAGACACTTACTTCACGAAAGGCAGCACATCGCATTTAGAGAAAGTGAATTTAGACTATGACGCGATCATTGAATGGTTGAAGGAGCGACCAGATTGTGTGAAAATAAGTGCTGAATTGGATGATATATTAGCAAGCGGTTTCGATATAACTGGTTTCGATAAAGTTAAAGTACATCTCAAACTAGAGTCTAGAATGAAAGATGTAATTGACACGTTATTTTACAGCCCAAGAGACACTCGCATGCCTAATTCAATTGAAGAACAACGAATAAGATTGATTGTATGGCAGACTAAAGGGATCACATGTATATTTGCAAGCTTCTTTCAACAAATTAAAGCAAACCTCAAAAGGTGTTTGCGATCAAACGTGATATATGTTGACGGCATGACAACCAACCAAATCTCTGCAACATTGAATACAATACAAGGAGACAATCTGTGGTTTGCTGAAGATGATTTGAAGAAACAAGATCGACAGACTGACAACACACTCATTAACACGGAAATGGAGATATACAAAATATTAGGAGGAAATGCGGCCATAGTGGACTTGTGGCGAATAGTTCATGTAAACTGGAGAGCAAAAGGTGCAGGTGTAAAATTCAGAGGTGATGCAAGCAGACACACTGGTCAAGCTACAACCGCTTTAGGAAATGCTGTAGTCAACTTGATCGTAAAAAGGAGATTGGTTGAAACATTAGGTAAGTCACTTAAATTAATGCTAGTACTGGGTGATGACAACATCATGATAACGAGTAAAAAGATTACAAAAAATGAAATTGAACTACACAGTGCAAGACATTACAATATGCAAAGCGAAGCGGAAGTCAGCACATCAAATGGGACGTTTTTGAGAATGTTAATATATCGAAACGACGTAGGAACATTAGAATGTGGACCTGACATCGTAAGATTGCGGAGGCGTTTTGAAGTGTTAAATGGTGTACACGAAGCTACAGATGTCAATATCATCATGCGCAGCATGAGTTATTGTTGTATGCTTGGCGACAACGCATTGACGCGTGACGTGGTAAATGAGAAAAACTGGCCGATACAGCTTGAAAAATGGTATAACATTAACATACTAACCACTGAACTAGCACACAGATACAAGACAACTCAAGAGCACGTGCTCAGTGAGCTAAGTGCTTTATGTGAGATGATAAAATCTTGCAAAACCATTGATCGTGAAAAATTAATGTTCACAGAAGCTCAACGTTAAATCATTTTGTTCGTTTTCCC